GGTAGGGTATACGTGCCGGTGTGAATGGATTCAACACACAACGAAGGATTATTGTACCACACACCCAGATGTTGACCTGCATTTGGTCAAACTCTGACATGTCTTCTGCGCCTTCAAAGCCTACTTCTTTTGCAAACTTTGCGTCAAGAACGCCCCAATACTCAAGAACTTCGTATCTGTTTTCAGAAATGTGTGGTTCTGTTTCGTCTTCACGAATGGTGTCTTCGTAGTATTTATCTTCGTAGTTTGGTCCTTTTGCAAGGCACTCTTCGATTGCTTGGGCGTCAAAGTGTGGGCGCATGACAAGGCTGCGTAGCTGCTGCCGGTTCATACGGTGCCGTTCAATGACGTACTCGCAGTCTTCTACGGACGTAGCGGAGGGATCAGGATGAAAGTCCCAACACGAAACGTGTTCAATGCGAGGCACAGTGCGTTCGTACGGAGTGTACTCCCGCTCACCCTCTTCGTTGGTTGTCCACTTGTGTACCCGCTTGTAAAAGTTAAACGGGCCTTTGATCACTCCCGTACCAAACAGTGCTGACTCAAAGATAGCTTTGCGAAACTCACTGACGGCGTTGGTGTCAAGCAACTGATCGTGGATACACTTTTCCATCTTTCGTGCTTGTTCTTTTGCAGGTTCAAACTGTGGTTCACCCATACGGGACTTGCCCGCAAGGATCATGTCACCAAAGTCTTTACCGTACGATCCCAGTTTGTGCGGATCATCCGCCCTCATGGCACCGGGTGCTAAGTCACGTCCATCCCCCGGAAACCCATAGGGGTCACTTGGTTGTTGGTCTAGTTCGTCAGCGGGGGTACGCATGTGAGCAAACTCTTCAATGCCTTCTGGCATCGGAGTTGATTCCACGACAAGTGGGAACTTTTTGTTGGCAAACAAGATGTCGATAATTTGCCCGTACGCAGCAAGAACTTTTGTTTTGGTGATCTTGATGAACACCTTTGATCTCTCGCTGTCGCGGTACTGCGTTGTGCTGTCGTAGATTCCACGAAAGTTTTTGTACGCTTGCAGCCACCGCTGTTCGTTTGAGAACCGTCCGTTCTCTGCGTCGTCAAACCGTGCCCGTATGTGACCCGCAAGTCCGGGCATCTGCTCGTCAGGGTTGGTTATCGGAATCGCTCGTTCTTCTTCCGGTTCTAGAAAATTATCGGACATGTCGCTTCCTTAGTAGTCGCGTTCGTCTGCCATTTTAAAAAGTGAAGCTTCTACCGTAGCTTTTGTTTGCTTCTTTGGCATTGCTTCGATCATTGGGCCGGTTTGAACACGAGTGTCAAATTCCAAACCTTCACGATACAGTTGTGATGCGCCTTCGTCTTTATCAACGCTGATTTTGTCTGCGTTCATAATGTACGATGCGCCGTAGTTGTAGTTATTACCGGGCATGTATGCCTCCGTTTGTTGGGTTGTTTAGCGGACTACGCCGCCGTAAAGAAACGATGGTGCTTGATCCATCGCGGTTGCTTCCCCCCGCATCGCATTGGCGCGGGCTTCGGGAACTGGTACGAACCCTTGTGCAGCCATATCAGGCGCAGAGGGTGCGGGATCGGGGATGTTAGGTTGGGGAGCAGCTTCCATCGGGTACGACGCAAACTCTGGTTTGATATACCCCATTGCGTCCATCTGTGGTGCTACATCTGTTCGGGGGCCAAGACCTGATCCAGCGGGCATAGTGGCTCGTTGCTCTTCACGAAAGGGTGCGTCACTGTATGCCATGCCGGGAGGGGCAACGACCTCTGAAGCCCCTGCAGCCAGCCCTTGCATTGCAGCGGAAAACGGGGATGCTCCTTGTGCTTCTGCTTCTCTAGTAGCCGCTATGGTGCTTGCTCCTATCGCTACAGGCAAAAGACCTTTTATTACTTTTCCACCTACGTCAGTAGCACGAGATATTATGCCTTTATCAGCCTTTTCAACACCGTATTCTTCCGCCATATCATCTAGGTAGGTATCAAAATTAGCATCAGCTTCTGCTACTTTAGCGGCTTGTTTTATGTCTTTTTGTTCTTGTCTTAGGGCAGCAAGCTGGTCTTGTCTTTCAATTCCTTCCCTAGCTTTATCAACATCTAGTGCTGCTGCTTTTTCTATGTTTTGTTGTTGAAGGTCTAGTGCTTTAGCAGTTTGTTTTTCAGCGGATAAAAACGCAGACGCATCCATTTCAGCTTTTTGTGCCTCAGTTAAAGGCACAGCAGGTTGAAGAGCTTGTCCTGCTCCGCGATAATCTTCAACTAATGCTGGAAATGAAGCCGTGCCTTCCGCATTAAATACCGTAGTAGGAATACCAAACTTAGCTGCAATTACACTATTAGTCGTAGGGGTATTTAAATTTTTTGCAGTTTGTCTAACGAGATTTTCTGCAATCTCTCCAATCTTAGCTGGATTTGCTTGCGCTGATTTGTACGCATCTTTTACTTTGTGTCCTGCAAAGTCTTCAGCTAGTGCAAAATTTATTTCAAATTCTTTTTCTAATTGATCTTGAACTGCCGACCTAATATCTGTAGGTCGCCATCCGGATTCTCCACTCTTTGGATCGACGGGTATTTGTGTAGGAAATCGTTCTTCTACTATTGGCTTTATGTGTTTGTTATGTGCAGCATCTGTTTTACTTTTTGTGGTGTCAAACAGTTTTATGTCTTTTAATTTTTTTCCGGGGTTTGCGGCTTTGGATATATCAAACTGTTCTTTTAGGAACGCAGCCATAGTTCCTTTGTAAGTAACATCTAGCCTAGTTTTATTTACTCGTTTTTCACCTTTTAAGGTTACGGTTAATTCTTTTGTATTAGGGTCTTTACTTATAACTATATCTGCTAATGTTGCAGGAGGTTTTGCAGGAGTAGTTTTTGTAGCTTTAGCTCCTAAAACAGTGTCAACACGAACTATGGTGTTTTTGTGAAAAAATAAAAATCGTTTTGTGTCATCACTAATATTTTTATCAGCATTCATATTTGTAAACGCATCGGCGTAGGCTTCGTCAAGATCCCCCGAAGGAATAAGGGCTTCCATTGAACGAGTTCGTCTAAGTTGTCCCTCAGAATACCCTCCTCCTTTTAAAATATCTGTTAAGTCTGTTTCAAGACCTAACGTAGACAAGTACGGAATTTTTGCTCTTATAAATGCTTTTTTTAACGCACCCTCAAACCCTTGTACTCCAACGTAATAATTTGCTCGTGGAGTATCTACGTTACTTAAAAAACTTTCACTATTAAGTGCTTCTTTTAAAGGAGTGTCTAGAGTGGTGTCTCCTAATTTTCCAGCCGCAATAGCCTTTTTCAAATCTTGTATTCTAGAACCAGCTTTAGGCATAGTCATAGCGTGATCTAACGCCTGACCCATAGTCAACTCACCGGATTCTGCTAGTTGTTTAAACTGTTCGGTTTCCATTTAGTACCCAAATACTTCGTCTTGAACTTGGTGGACTTGATTCTTTATCGCACCCAGTTGTTTGTGTATGGAAGCATACCCGCTCATGCGTGTCATCATTCCGTAGCGCAACGCATCGTATGCGTGATCCTCTGCCTTTGTGTCTACGTCTTCGCTGTTTGTTTTGGAGAGCGGGATGCCAGCAATCTGTTTGACTATGTTGCTGCACGTAGAAAAGAAGCGGATGCGAGGTTCCTCTGTGTATGGATCATCGGCTAGGCGACGGTGTATTTCCATTTTGCCTTGAATGCGATTGCGGTCTGCTGGAGTCCAACGAACACCCTGCCGCATCATTACCTCTGCGATTGATGGCCCAAAACCTGTCTTGTTCCAGCAAGACGAGTCAAGGACCGTGTAGTGAGGTATGGGGTCTAGTTGTTCCGCTGATAGTATTTTAGCGGCTAACTCTTCCGCTGTCAAGTGTTTTTCGTATAATTCTCTATAAATCCAAATGTTGTTATCCCAGTCGATTGCTCCCCACAGAACACACGAGGGTGCAGCGTAGCCGTAGTCGGCCATTCGTATGCGCGGCCAGTTGGTTGGCAGTTCGAACGGCTCTACGACGTGCTTGGTGCGGCTAAACTCTGGGAAGGCCGCTCCCTCTGCCACGTCCCAATCCCCTTCAAGAAGTCGCTTTCGTTCGACATCCGGGAGCGATCTGAGCATGGCCTCGTACTGGCCGTCTGCCATCAGATGGGGATTGTCAGTCAGCCGTGCCGGTACAAACTTACGAAAGAACAGCGGCTGACCTGCTTTTTCGTGGCCGGGGGGCCACACAAAGTCTTTTTTTGTCTCTATATCGAACGCAGGAAAAGGCTTGTTTTCTGGGGTTCCGTCGATGTAGGTTTTCTTGACCCACCAACCACCCACTCCTCCGGGGTTGGCAGTGCAGCGCATGTACAGGTGTTGCTGGAGTTCAGGATCAGTAGTACGAAGGCGAGAACGCAGGTAATCCCAGACGTAGGGTGTAGGATATTGGGTAATCTCATCAATGCCTATCCAGTTGAACGCCTGTCCCTGAAAACGAGTTACGTCTTTGTCTTTGTCTAGGTAGGTAAACCAGATTGTTGCTCCGGAGGGAAAGTGCCACGTTGACTTGGACTCACGAAACTTTGCACCGGGAAAAGCTTTTGTGTATAGCTGGCGTGACTTGTCGATCAGTTCGGTTAGTTCGTCCAGAGTGCGACGAAGCAGTAGACCGCGATGGTTGCTATTGTGACAAAAGCGTAACGGGTCTGCAAGAAGCGCGAAACTTTTTCCGCCACCGGCTGCACCACCGTATAATACGTCGCGTTCACCAGCAGACAAAAACTCTTCTTGCGGCCCAGCGTTGGGCTGGAATACAATCTCACTGTCCTTGACCAACTCTGAAACGGCACTAGGCAGTTCAGACAAGTCTCCTTGATCAACGACTTTAGTTTCCGTACCAACAAGTGCTTTTTCTACCTTTGTTATCTTTGCTTCAAGATTGCGGGCGTATCTGCGTTTGTCTTCGGCTGCTTTTGTTGTTTTGGCTGCGCGGCGTTTGGCTCCGTTCAGTTTCTTTTGAGCAGCACGACGGGCACGTTCCTTTACGGACAGGTTGTACGAGGCTTTGGGTGCGTTGGGGTCTTTCTTAGGGCGTCCTGCCACTAGGACTTCTCCGCGCTGCTTTGTGCGGAGCGGCCCTTACAAGCAGAACCTCCATGAGCCAGCTTCTCACGGGGTGCCGTGCGTGGCTTTGGCTTGGGCACGGACATTCCTAACTCAGTAGAGTATCCCTTGCTTGCGCCGGGGAAGTCTAGGTTTGTTTTGTACTCGTTTGCTTTATCGCGCCTTGTTTGACGTATTCCTGCAGCCCTGTCTTTTCCGGATGTGATAGTTCTTAGCCTGACAGGCTTGAATGTTTCGGAGTCAAACTCACGCAAACGCACACGTCCGCCCATAGTTTCAGAGCTGCTCTTCGGAACAGCAGCAATGTTTTCATTTGCAACGATCTCATTATAGATTTTACGTTGACCGGGTGTGAGGTCTGCAACCTCTGCCTTCGTAATCTTGCGGAAATTCTCGTTAAATTTCTTTCTGGTTTTATCGTACTGATCAAGTGCCATCTATCACGACCTCTTTCTTTGGAGGCAGCAGGACTACACCGTGAACCGCCGTTACGTTGTGGTTGATTGTTTCCGCTTGTTTGACTCCTACGCGGTTCAGGAGGCTTTCGGCAGCTTTGAGACGCAGATCATCACCTCTTTCGGGGGCGGGATTGTCTATTGTCGCTACAAGTCTGTTGGCTGCTTTGAATGCGTTCATAGATAGCACGTCTTTTGTGCGTTCTACTATCTCATCTGCCAGTGTTTTGCGTAACCACGACGCACTACCCACAGAATATCCTGCATCTGTGGCTGCAGCGGTGATATTTCCGCCGTTTTCAAACAAGATGTCAAGAAAAAGGGACTGTTGGGTGGTTAGTTCCCGTTTTTTGGCGGGTTGTTGGGGCATCAGGTTCATTTTTACGTGGCTTCTCCAGCTTTGGTAGTGCATCGTGTGCCCGAAACAATCATAAACGGTGTTATTTCTTGTACGTTGCCTATCATAACCTCTACACGGGCCATACATTCCTCTTTTGTTTTGTACGGACCCCAGTCGTCAGTGACTACCATACATCCCTGCATGGCATTTATGTGACAGATGAGTAACATTGCTGTGTACATGGTAATCTTTCGGGAAAATGAGGAGTGTAGACCGATCCACTGTAGCCACAATCTCGTGTGTTGTGCAAATATCGCTGTGAAATCGGAGAGATGTGCTAAGTCTGAATACGACCTACGCACCTATTATGGCTATGTAATACGCAAATGTCAACAAAAAAAAATTTAACGCTTGACAAATCGTGAATACAACAGTACAATGGGTTTGTAACCCGCCGGGATATACCCCCAGTGTACCCGCCGACTCCCCACTGACTCCCCCAAAGCATTGTTTTTAACCATATCGGTAACTACACCCGCCACATTTGCTGTCGGGATTGCATACAGGTACTGGTACACCCCCGGTGGCCCCTGCGACCCGTATCGGGGGTTTATCATCATTGATGCCAAGGATGCCAACAATATCACCCCGCCGACACAATCCCGCCGGACAAACCCGCATTCCTTACTGCGTCCGATGGTCTTGTTTTACCATTGCCTGACATTTTTCCCATGTCGTTAAGTTTTGGGGCTGTTTGTTGGTGTCACCAAGCGCAGCATTCCCCGAACACAAGCCCCGCCAGATTATCCCGCCATTACAAGCCGCTGATCTATTAACTGGACCCCACGCATAAAAAGACCCCCGCAACTATTGCCACGGGGGTAAGGTAAGGGAGAACCCGGCTATTAGCCCCGCCGGGAGGGTAACAGGTTATTTGTTTTTGGGGTTCTTTGGATGCGAGAAAGAGTACTCCGCAACCTTTTTGACTGGCTGCTTTTCATCCAAAAACACATTGACTTTGATATCGTTGCCATACTGATCGGTGCCCACGACTTTAAGCACTTTGAATTTTTCGTGGGTAGTGGTCACGATTTTAACGTGCGGGGTATAATGCTTGTTGGTGCCTTCAGACTTTTTTGCGTGGATGTTAAGTTCCATGATATTTCCCTCTTCCTTTGGTTGTTGAGGCGGGCAACCGCGCCCGCCCCATCGTTATGGCACAGATTACGCAGACTTTGCAAGCCGGTAGATTTTATTATAGCCGCCGCGATTGTTTCCAGTGTTGCGAGACTGGATATCATAACCCGCCCGTTTCAAGTGCTGCATGTAATCGTAAACGGTCTGTTTCTTCACATTGAGATGCCCGGCAAGAGTAGGAACCGCAATATAACCCTTTTCCAAATAGCCAAGCATTTGGCGGTGGGACCTAGTAAACGGTACAACCCCGCCCGCTGCCGGGTGACTGTTCCCCGCCAGCGATTCCCCGTGCATTCCCGTATTCATGCCGACTGCCTGAGTCTTGCCGAATTCCGCCACGGGGAAAGTGCCGTTGCGAATGGCCTTTTTGACCCGTGCGTGAATCTTTATGCGCTCGTCTGCCCGGATTGCGTTTTCAATGTCGTTGGTCAATTCAGTGAAACGTTTGATCAAGTGATCAGGTAGTGTCTTTTTCATTGTCGTGTTCTTTCTGCCCAATGGGCGTTGCAACTAGCCAAAAACGGCCAGAATAATCAGGACCAGTAAAACGATCCAAACAAGTTTGAAAGCTGAGGCTATTATATCGTGCATTCTTATGCCGCCACCCTTTCGAAAGATTGCCAAGCCGGTGAAGCCAAACAGACCGGACCATATCCATCCGCTGCCGTTGCACGTTGTGGGTTTTAGCAGTCTTTTTCTGGCCGACTAATTCAACCCCTTTTTCATTGGTCCACCCCTTGTCCGTATGGGTTGACCAATCGGTAAGGGCATTGTAACCGGCCCACATAGTGCTGCCCAGTTCCTCCCGTTCCTGCTGGAACCCATGCAAAAGCCGGTTGAGCAAAGTTTCGTTCACTTGCGAACCCTGCCCCGCTGCTGCTGCTTCGGTCTTTTTCTTGCAGATTGTACCGGCCAAAACATTGGCAAAATCATCCCGTGACATAGTTGAACCGGACCACAATTTCATCTGGTCCCTGTTGTTCTGCCAGACTTCCAGCCCCATTGTGGCCTTGTTGATGACTGCCTCCGGTGCCAGATTGCGGGTGTGTTTCCGCCGCTGGTGGTAAGCTTTTTCCCCGCCAAATACCAAAGTATTTCGGCACAGATCACGATATGCCCCGCTGAATATCTGGAAAGCCCAAGACATATCGACACTGTTGAAGATATCCATGCGGCATTGTACGCGGTCCCCTTTTTTGCCGACATCACTTGCGAGATCGTCAAACAATACGGTCCGGTGTGCTTTCAACCCGCCATCATACAGCCGATCAATGACCCGCACGTTATCGGTGGGCAGTTCGGAATCCCACAACATTTCAGCCTGTTTTGCAAACAAGAGATCGTGGGGGACCAGATTGTAAGATTTGCCGATTGGACGGGTGTCGAGTAGTTCCCCGCTGGCGGCATTGATTAGGGCGGAATAGTTCGTTAGAGACTGGCAATCAATCAGTTCTGAACCATCCTCATTAGTGTGGCCGGTTGGGACCATCGCTTCTAGCGGAACCCGCCGGACCTTTCCCCGTTCGGCAAACAAGCTGCAATCATCCAGCCGTTCGTGGTGAAAAACATCGTTGATTTTTTGTGTTACAATATCAAGTGGCATGGCTGCCCCCTTTCGTTGGTTGTTGCGCTGCCGGACAACCCGACAACAAGTGAATCATGGCACAGTATTTGCACAAGTTGAACCCCTGAGCCAAAATTAATTGAAAAAGTTGACCGGCTGGCCCCGCGACTCGCCGCCGATCCGATCGCCCCGTCACCCCGCCCCCGAAAGAAACAAAAAAAGCGGAAACATCCAGACAATCCCCAATTAAGTTTGAAGCAATGAGCTGACAATATTTTGAAGCAATGCGCTGACATTATTTGATCCCGTACCGATCCCGCCACACTCGCCAAGTGATAGCCTGTAGTTGATACGGCATGATGTTGATCTGTTGCGCGGCATCCTTGTACGCATCTTGCAGCCCGCGATACTCCCGAACACCTATATTGGTCCGATCATCGGTTAAGCCAATCCGCTCATCATAGGCAATGTTTCGTGCGTGACCATCGATTGTCACGTTGAACTCGCCCATTATATCACAAAAGAAAGACGTGATCTTTTGTCCCTTGAGCATCCTTTTTGCACCGTCATAGTCCGGTTTAACCGCAAGAATGCCCCAAGCTTTCTTTTTCATAGCGTGGTAAGTTGACACTTTCACCGAATCAATACCATCGCCGCGAATAAACGCACCGATTAACGCATCAGCATTTTTGACATTACGCGCCCATTTATTATTTGGGGACAACGCAGAAACAACCGCAACAACGATATACACCGGCACGTCATATTTTATGCCGATATCATACGCTGCATCGTAGGCGTTAGCATACCATGCCATGCCACCGGCTATCTGTTCCGGTGTGGCATCCAGATAGCAGTGGGTAATGTTGCTGATCATTTTGGGTTGAGATAGTTTGGTCGGGCGTTTCATGGTAGTTCCTTTCGCTTGTTGTGTAAAAACAGACTAGGGATAATATCCGGTGTGGTCAAGCTGAATTATTCGCCCACCCGTTTTTTTAAGATAACACACGGAACACAGCACGGTCTGCTCAACGTGGATCGTGGCCGGTTCGCCGCACCGCTCACAAGTTATGCCAGCGTCATCCTTTTGGGGATAGACGCTGACAATATTTTGGCTGACAATATTTGACGCTGACATTATTTTACCTGACTAAAATCGGGGCAACCACAGGGTGCCATCCTTTACGGCTGACAAAAGGGCTGACAATTCTTTGCGTTCACGCTGACAATCTTTGCCGTGCCATTCTTTGTCACTGACAATTTTGCGTAAACGGCTGACATTATTGCTGACATTATACAGGCGCGGGTCTACATCGTTGGTTGGGTATTCAATCGGTCGGTACATTTGTCATCCTTTTGGGTTCTAGCGTAAACCCTAACACATTGTAACACGCCTCAAGGTCGGTGATTCGCGGTACTGTTCGCGTCCGCCAATCTTTGAGGGTGTTTTTGTTTATGCCAGTACGCTCTGCCATGTCAAGCACTCCAATCCGCTGGTAACGCATCTCCTCAAAAAGAGTACGCACCCACGGATTGCAACGCTCCGGAATAGATACGGGTGTGTATCTCTCCCTCATCAACTAATACCAAAGTTGAATTCAAACTGTTGGTCACCCAAGTCGAGTTCGGCCCGTGTCTTGTTGTATATCTCTATGCAAGACTCGCCGTGCTTTTCTGTCCACTCTTCACGGGTCATGTCCAATGCGTCTTCTTGCATTTCAATGTGCCAGTCGCTCATCTTACCCATCGTTACTATCCTTAATTCTATCCCACTGTGAGTTAAGGTCTTGACGAAATGCAGGGTCAACATCGTAGAGCCACTCCAACAACCCAGCCACATATTCGGCTATACTTTCATCGCCTTGATAGGCACTCAAATCGTCCTTCGCCACCTTTATAAAATCAATTTCATTCATCGTCACTGTACCTCCACTGTTGTACACTCACACTCGTAGTTGTCGTTTATCATCAGACCATCGTCTAGTTCTTTGCAACACGCCTCCTCTACAGCACCATCTGCGTCTTCTGCGGTGACAAAAAACTCGTAGTCCTGTTTGACTGTCAATACTACGCGATAGGTTCGGTCAATCATCACCCATCCCCCCGCATATTAAACTGATAGCCAAACCTTTCCATAAGCACTTCAAGTTCCTGCAATTCATAGGCTGATACATACTTGATGCCGCCGTTGTCTGGATAGAGGGCCACTTCCAGCACTTCCCTTAATTGCTTGTACAGCCCCCACGCAACTGCCAGTTGTTCCTCTGACAAATGAGACATAGCGTCTTGCCGTGCTGCTCTTTCCTTTGCACGTTCTTTTTCCCAGTGTGCTTCACGTTCTGCATAGGTCATGTCTTTTGTTTGTTTAGCTTTTGCCATTTGTTTAACCCTTCCTGTTGGTTTCAATACATAAGCCATATCGGTAATCGGTGTGGGTGTCAACACAAAAAAGAACGGGGCCAAGAAATTAATCTCAGCCCCGCTCCCCACAACAACGAAAGGTAAAACACTAATCTAGCTGCTACTGATGCAGTACCTACACTAGAACCACCGACTTGTACATTTGCTTGAGGCAACGTATTCAGAGGCCGCGTGGGTGTTTTAGTATCCCCTACAAGCTACCAACCTCGTAAGGAATGCCTAGTTTTACCAGCACAGGTCTGTACCTGTCAAGCCAATTTTTGCATTCTTGTTCACTTTTTCCGACAAAGACAGTGACAAGGCGTAGATAGTCCACACGTTGTTTGCGTTTGACAAGATCGCGGCTTGTCTCTCCAATACGGACAGACGACACCGGAGCAACAACCTCCCACCGCCACCGGTTGACAATCTCTATCTCAAGAGGCTTGGTCTTCAGATTATTTTTCATCACGCACTCCTATGGGAAAACAAACCAGCTTTTCGTTTGGGGTGACAAAATCCATGTCGCGGATGGTCTTCTCGTAGTAGCACTCAGCCATATGACTGTAGGTGTCTACAACTTCCACAGTTATCTCACCCTCACTGTTCATCAGAAATATCAGAATCCATTTCATCGTCAAGTGCCTCCAAGTAAATGTCGATAGCTTCCCTCATCAAATCAGACACAGCTAACTGTTCCCTTGATTTCTTTTGTAGACGTTCAGAGTGTTCAGCTAGTCTGTCATACTGTTTGACTGACATTAACAGACTGTATGTTTTTGATGGTTCATCTATCTTCGCTGGTCTTGCCATCACGTATGTCCTTTTTAGCTTGTTTGTCTTTTAGTTTGTTACGTTTGTCTGGTATTACTTGTTTACCAAACTTTGGTAACAGTTTAGCTATAGGGTTAATTTTATTAATCTTTTTCATAACAGGGGTTCCCCTATAGGGTGTTGTTCTTTGTGTGTAGCTGATTTGTCAACAGCCGTCAACAAGTTTTTTTTTGTTGTTGACAAGGTTTGCCATGTCGGTTAGTCCTTGTGTCACTGTCTTTGACAAACAAAGAGGAACACAACGATGAGATCACCAGCTTGGCTGACAGGATATGTTGAGTCGCTAGACTTTCCCGCACTGACGCGGTACCGGTCTGACTGCCCTGTTTGCGGCAAGAAAAACACATTTAGCGTATCTGACGACGGATTGCAACGGCTGTGGTATTGTTTTCACGCAGACTGTAACGTGTCTGGTCGTACGGGTATTACGCTGACAAGAGATCACGCATCAAAAATGTTTAGCAAGAGCAAGGAACCACCACCTGCTGCAGCCCAACAGTCTTTTGAAATGCCTGACACGTTTGTCAGTCTTTCTCGTAACTTAAACGCTGAACTTTATGTAAAGCGTGTACAGTCATATGATGCGTACCTTGCCGGTCGTGCAGACATACGCTATGACTTCAAGCGTAACAGGGCCGTCTACCTTGTAAAAGACGGCAACAGAGTTGTAGATGCGGCGGGGAGATCGCTAGATGGTAGAAATCCTAAGTGGTATCGTTACGGCACTAGCCAGCACCCTTTCATCTGTGGACATCATGGTGCTGCTGTTATTGTAGAAGATTGCGCTAGTGCATGTGCAATTAGCAACATTGTTACCGGAGTGGCACTGATGGGCACTAATCTGCTGCCACAGCATCTTGACACACTGTCTAATTACCCGAACTTTTTTGTGGCGTTGGACAAAGATGCGACTGACAAAGCTATCGACATGGTTCGCACTCTACGGGGTATCGCGCCGACAAAGATGATAATATTAAAACACGACTTGAAAAACATGAAAAAGGACGAACGGGATGACTTCATACGATCCTACACAGATAGATAAACAGATACTTGGCTTTTGTTTGAGTACAGACTTTTTCTCAAAGGTAGCTGATATCATTGGGCGTGATATGTTCACGAAGGAAATGCGCGATGTGTTTGACGTGATCTTTCACTCTCACACTGAATACGCAAAGGACATCACGATAGGTGAGTTGGCAGTCATGTTCAATGACCGCAATCCTGCCATGCCCGACTCAACACGGGAAAAGGCACAAGAACTAATCTTGACGCTTGATCGGGGCAATCCTGAGAACACAGAGATGCACTTGGACATGGTGCGTAACTTCTGGTTACGGGACCGTGCGCGTATCATTGGCGAAAAGGCCATTGAGATATTCACCGGAGAAAGCGAAGAGTTTGGTGAGTTACGTACGCTGATAGAGGCGGTTGAGGATGGGCGCATATCTGACAAGACTACCTACACAAAGGTAGAGGCAGACATATCGGAACTGTTAGACAGTCACACTGGACCCAAAGATTTTCCCTTTGAGTTTGATTTGATAAATGAGCGTATTGACGGTTTGGACAGAGGTAATTTAGGTATCTTGTTTGCTCGTCCGGAGGTAGGTAAAACAACCTTTTGTTGCTTTCTCGCCGCATCGTACATCCGACAAGGATTCAAGGTTACCTACTGGGCAAACGAAGAACCAGCAGAAAAAATAAAATTACGTATCATACAGTCATACTTTGCTTTGAAGCGGGATGAGATGATAGAACAGCGCGAATCTCTTGCATCACGGTACAACGCAGAGGTCGCACCTTACCTAACCGTCATGGACTCTGTTGGAACTTCTATGGAAGAGGCAAATGAATACGCCAAGCTAAACAATCCTGATATCATGTTCATGGATCAGCTAGACAAGTTTCGTGTCAACGGTGAATACAATCGTGGAGATGAGAGGCTTAAAGAGACGTACGTTCTTGCCCGTGAAATAGCCAAGCGAAATGATTTGCTTGTGTGGGCTGTTAGCCAAGCAAGCAACGATGCACATGACCGTCAATTTATTGACTACTCAATGATGGACAACTCTAAAACCGGTAAGGCTGGCGAGGCTGACATCATCATTGGTATAGGTAAGACGGGTGCCAGTGACGTTGACAACATCGTGCGTCATGTTTGTATATCCAAAAACAAACTCAACGGGTGGCACGGTACAATCAACACGCAGATAGATATACACAGAGGGGTGTATTACTGATGAGTAACCACCAAAACGAAGAGATACTTGAAAGTCTGTACGATGAAGAGTACCATCGTCTTGAGACAAAATATCCACAGTTAAATCCACAACAGATAGCCACACTGGCTAGATACTTTGCAAAGAAACAGTGGGAGGAGATGGAGTGAACGTGCTGACGTTTGATGTGGAGACAACCCACACACACAAGCCGTCCGGTGGCACCACTGCCCTGCCGTACTTTGGTAATCGTTTGGTTTCAATAGGTTACAAGTGGTTGGACGAGGAACAGGTGTTCTATGACTGTTACTACCACGAAACTGAACCGCCCACGCACAGTGCGGCAGAGGACTTCCAAACATCTCTTGACTACGCTGATGTAGTTGTGGGACAAAACATTAAGTTTGATCTGTCGTGGATACGTGACTGTGGGTTCACATACACAGGAGAAATCTATGATACTATGGTTGCAGAGTATGTTTTATCGAAAGCGCGGCGATGGCCTCTTGGACTTGCTGCTCTTGCAAAAAAGTATGACACGGTGCAAAAAGAGAAAGACCTCGTTGAGCCGTTTATGGCGGCGGGAAAAACCTTTTTCGAAATACCGTGGGAAATAGTAAAAGAGTACGGCATAGCTGACGTTGCAGCTACAGAGCAGATTGCTCTCAAACAACTTGAAGCCTTTGGCACTACATTTGAGGAACTATACAATGAACGATCTACTACCGACATTGCGTCTGTCGCTTGAGATGACTGACACACTAGCCCGCATCGAACGCAACGGGCTGCGTGTCAACCTAGACACACTGGATGAAATCGAAAAGCTGTACCAAGATGAGTTTGATGCGCTGGAGTTGCGTCTCAACGACATGGCCCGTGCAGCTATGGGGGACACACCCATCAGCCTGACCAGCCCCGATGACAGGTCAATGCTGCTATACTCACGCAAAGTCAAAGACAAAAAGTCGTGGGCATCTATGTTCAACTTGGGCATGGAGCAGCGCGGTGCCACAATGAAACCAAAGCAACGCACTCGTATGTCCGCCAAAGACTTTCGTATTTCTGTACGAAACAACACAGACGTGGTGTTCAAAACACGGGGTGAGCAGTGTCTTGCGTGTGTCGGTACAGGCCGTGTGCGTCCCGTACGTAAAGACGGAACTCCCAGCAAAGCGTTGCGTGTCTGCAAGCAGTGCAGCGGCAAGGGTGTTATATACCGGTCTACCGGAGAGGTGGCTGGGTTCAAGATTGTACCCCGCAACGTGCGTGACGTAGCATCTGCTGGGTTTAAAACAGACAAGGATACACTGGCTGAACGGGAACTAGAACTGTCGGGTCCAGCCCGTGAGTTTGCATCTGCGTACGTGCGGTACAACGCACTGCGTATGTATCTTGGTACGTTTGTAGAGGGAATGAAAAACAATGTCGATGACCACGGTTTCATACATCCGGAATTTATGCAGTGTGTTACGGCGACGGGTCGCCTTTCGTCTCGCAATCCTAACTTTCAAAATATGCCACGAGGTAACACGTTTGAAATACGGAAGGTTGTGGAGAGTCGTTTTCCGCAGGGTAAGATTGTGGAGGGGGACTACTCGCAGTTAGAATTTAGAGTCGCAGGATTTCTAGCACAAGACAGTCAAGCCTATGCTGACGTAGAGGCTGGCACAGACGTACACAGTTACACTGCCAGTGTGATTGGCTGTTCACGGCAAGAAGCAAAGGCACACACCTTCAAGCCTCTCTACGGCGGCACTACGGGCACAGAGGCCCAACAACGCTACTACAGGGCGTTCAAAGAGAAGTATGGTGGGGTAGCACTCTGGCATGAAGACCTCCAGCGAGAGGCCGTTACACACCGCGTAGTGACGTTACCGTCTGGAAGACAGTACGCTTTCCCTGATGCGCGGTGGACAAAGTACGGTACGGCTACACACCGCACAAACATCTGCAACTATCCCGTGCAAGGCTTTGCAACGGCTGATCTGTTGCCCGCTGCATTGGTACGCTTGGACAAATTATTTCAAGAAAACGAACTGCAATCTGTAATTTGTAATACGGTACACGATTCGATTGTACTGGACTGTCACCCTGATGAATTTAACATTTGTATCAGGCTGATGCGTGAAGCAATGTTGTCGTTACCCCAAGAAACTTTAAGACGTTATAACATTTGTTATGACATGCCTGTCGAAATTGAGATAAAAAGCGGCGATAATTGGCTTGACTTAACTGTTGTAGAATAGTAGTATCAATTCACTAACCCTAAATGCAAAGGAGATTTACGGATCATGCTTGGGAACGAACTAATGGAAATGGATAACGATCTTGATAGCATCGTGGCAGCAATGTCTAGCGATAATGTCGAGGAGATGATGAAGCTTACTGGTCAGGGCGGTGCCGTGACAGAGAAGGTAGGACTGCCTCGTCTTAACATTAACTACGATCAAGAGACAGACGATGGTCACAACCTCACACGGGGTGACTGGAAGATGTATCTTGACGGACGCTTTATCTTTGCAAAAGAGGTAAAGCTACGTGCGCTGCTGCGTACCTACGAGTACAGTATGTGGGATGCAGAGGCAAACGAAGGCAAGGGTGGATTCTCCTGTAAGTCAGTACAGAAGACATCCTTTGGGGGAATGTTCCCCGACACGCAGGGCGGCAACAAGTGTGGTCGTCTGACTCGTGACGAAGAAGACGCACTAGATAAGGATGACCATCGTTATCTAACCTCCCGTGCGGTGGTATGTAATCAGGTAATCTACGGACGTATCAGTGGTGAATTCACTGAGGCGGACGGAACTCCTTGTATTGTCTCAGACGAGCCTGTCATTGCATACTTCAAGCGTTCTGGTTTCAAACCAATCTCTGACTTCATTCAGGGTTTGACGAAGCAGAACAAGTTGATGGCACATACATCTATCCTTCTGCGTACAAACAAGCAAAAGAAGGGCAGCGTTACGTATTGGACGCCTATGCCAACCTTTGAAAGCACTGTACCTATCACAGATGCGGACAAAGAGTTGATGGGCACCTTTGCGGAAACGGTCAAGGGTCACAACGAAAATGTTATGAACGGACATCGTGAAGCATTGAAACTTATGTCAGATGATGCAGACATTGATCTGGCGGCAGACTTTGCTGATGCTGACGCTGCTTAACATTCAAGACTATATGTCTAAGGCTTTGCGGGGGGAGACTAGCGTTTCCCCCGCAGGTCTTTCTGAATTTGTAAACGACACAAAGTATTCTGTGGAGCGGCAGCTTACCGACAAGCGTGGTGAGTACCGTATCCGTATGTCTGGTTTGGGACGGCCCCTGTGTCAGCAGGTGTTAGACAAGCACGGCATAAAAGAGTCGATGCAGTACAACACACTGTTTCGTTTTTTGTTTGGGGATATAACGGAAGCCATACTCATGCTGGTGATGAAAGAAGCCGGTGTGGACATCGTGGACTCTCAGCGAGGGGTTGAACTAAAGCTGGGTGGACATACTATCAAGGGAACGCTTGACGTAATCATACGGGATGAAACCGGCACAGAGAAAGTGTGGGACATCAAGTCTGCAAGCGACTGGGCATTCAAAAACAAATTCACTGGGTTCGGTGGCTACGATGGATTAAAAGAAGACGATCCGTTTGGCTACGTTATGCAGGGTTACTTGTACTCTGCCGCCACTGGTATGCCGTTTGGTGGGTGGATTGTAGTCAACAAGTCTAGTGGTGAGGTAGCCGTGGTTGAGGCTCCTGACTGGCAAGATGAGGACCGTGCCAAATATTTGGCTGACGCAGAAGAGCGTGTCAAGTTTTTGACAGACCCAAAGGTGGAACCATTCCGGCCATACTCCGATGAGTTTGAAACATACAGACGCAAGGGTGAGACTTTGCGTACTGGAAACAAGGTGTTAGCAAAAGAGTGCAACCTGTGTGGATACCGGCAGCACTGCTGGCCAAACGCACAACTACACGCCCGTGTAACATCTCAAGCCAAGTCGCCACCACAAGTCTGGTACACACGCCTCAAAACAAAGGAACTGTGATATGCCGTACTTGTTTGTGCGTGACTACGAAGTTGAGTTGATGGAGATGAACAAAGGACTCCATCACATATACGTTGAAGCCCACAGGGGCGGTGGTGGTGAGCGTAAAATAGTATACCTACGACAAAACGAACGAGGGCTTCCGCTGACGTTGCGGGATAATTACTCCAACATGGGTGACCTATCTTCCAACACAGAGAAGCGTGATATAACTACCGTTGAATCTGAACTACAAAAGATAGGAAGATTGTCTCAATCCGGAGTTATTGTATGCGTTCCACTGAATCATCTGACAAACGAACTTACCACAATAGAAAAACTTTCCCCAAAAGTGGCAGGGTACGTGATAAAAAGAATGGGGTCAGTAGGAATGCAAATATGAAACGAAGTTCTGCTAGTAAGGCGGGCTTTCGTTCTAACTTTGAATTGGGCATTGCCCGTTCATTGGGTAACAAGGCAGTGCCCTACGAATACGAAAACGTCAAGCTAACGTACATACCAAAGCCACGCACATACACTCCTGACTTCTACCTTGTAGATCAGGATATTTTTGTCGAAGCAAAAGGCTACCTTGACAAAACAGACAGAGTAAAGATGCAGCTAATCAAAGAACAGCATCCTGATCTAGACATACGGTTTGTTTTCCAAAACGCACAAAACAAGATTTACAGAGGCAGCAAGACCACGTATGCTAGGTGGGCTGAACGCTACAATTTCAGATGGGCTGAAGGTAGCATACCAGAGGAGTGGTTGAAGAATGGCGATTGATGAGCGTGACTTTGAACGGGCGAGTCTGCTGCCCGATAGATGGTATGTTATCTTGCGTAAGGTGGATGAAGAAAGCTTTTCCATCTCTGCGTACGATACCACTGCCGAAGAAGACGAAGAGTTTTACGAGGCTGGTACGGTTGTAATCAACGGCGTCATGGAGTTGCTTGAGTCTGACTTTGAGCGAGTAATGCAAGCAGGTATGGCACGGCTGGCGTTTGATCATGTCAAGGAAAGTCTGACTAAAGATGATGACGGCCCCACAGTAAAGCATGAAGAAGGAACCAACATAGTCAAGATAGACTTTGGTAAGGTGCAATGATTAAGAACAACTGGAACTTGAACAACTATCAGCGGCAAGCAAAAGAAACCGCCATATATCCTGAGAACGCTAAGATTGTGTACCCTGCGCTGGGTCTAGCGGGAGAGGCCGGTGAAGTTGCTGACAAGGTGAAGAAGACCATCCGTGACGGACGTAATGATGCGGAGTATTACAATCAAATTGCAAAAGAATTGGGTGACGTACTTTGGTATTGCGCCGTTCTTGCGGATGACTTAGGATACTCGTTACAGCAAATTGCAGAGATGAACGTATACAAGTTACAATCCCGTAAAGTTATGGGTACGATACGCGGTGACGGAGATGACCGGTGAGACATGAGGAATACATGAAGAAAGCAGGGCAAGCCAATGATAACGTCAATCACCCGCTACACTACAATCAAGCAGGTATCGAATGCCTTGATGCAATCGCGGCGGCGACAGGCGACGGTTTTGAACACTACCTGCAAGGAAACATCCTCAAGTATCTCTGGAGATACAGATACAAAAACGGGCTTGAAGACCTCAAAAAAGCGCAGTTTTACCTCGACAGATTGATTGAAACAAAAACATGAATTGTTGGCACTGCAATCACGAATTGATATGGGGCGGTGATCACGATCTAGAAGAAGAGGACTACGTTATGGTTACTAACCTGCACTGCCCACACTGTAATTCTGTAGTCTATGTATATTATCCAAATCAAAAAGAAGGAACAGACAATGAATAATTTACTGCCCACTCCCTACCAAGAATTCATACACAAGTCACGTTACGCCCGTTGGATCGAAGACGAAGGTCGTCGTGAGAACTACGATGAAACTGTAGACCGATACATTAGTTACATGGTGTCTCACCTCAAAGACAAGTTTGACTACGACTTGTCTGATGAAGACACAGAAGACTTGCGCGAAGCTGTGTTGAACTTGGAAATTATGCCATCCATGCGGGCTATGATGACCGCTGGACCCGCTTTAGCGCGAGACAACATCTGTGGGTACAACTGCAGTTACATACCAGTAGACAGTCCTCGTTCGTTTGACGAGTGCATGTACATTCTTATGTGCGGCACGGGTGTGGGCTTTTCTGTTGAGCGTGAAAACGTAGAGAAGCTGCCTGTTGTATCAGACAACTTTAGTAAGTCTAACACAGAAATAAACGTAGCTGACAGCAAGCCGGGATGGGCGAAGGCTTACAGAGAATTGATTGCGCTGTTGTACGCTGGGCAAATACCACAGTATAACGTAGACGGCATCCGTCCTGCAGGGGCACGACTAAAGGTTATGGGTGGACGTGCCTCTGGGCCGCAGCCTCTTGTCGATCTGTTCAACTTCACTATCGACACATTTAAAAAGGCAAAAGGACGTAAGCTGTATCCAATAGAGTGTCACGATCTTATGTGTAAAGTAGGAGAAGTAGTGGTCGTTGGGGGTGTACGCCGCAGCGCACTCATCAGTCTGTCTAATTTAAACGACGACCAAATGGCACACGCTAAGTCCGGTCAGTGGTGGGAACACGAGGGGCAACGTGCCCTAGCCAACAACTCTGTAGCGTACAAAACCAAACCAGAAATGGGTACGTTTATGCGTGAGTGGTTGTCCCTTTACGATAGCAAGTCTGGGGAGCGTGGCATCTTTAATCGTGAAGCGGCTATTAAACAAGCTGCAAAAAATGGTCGTAGAAAACTGCACGACAAACCATTACTTGATGATTCAGATTCACATTATACCATGCACCCACACAGAGATAAGTCAAGCTATATTGATTTTGGTACAAACCCCTGCAGTGAAATTATACTGCGCCCGTATCAGTTCTGTAACTTGTCAGAGGTGGTGGTTCGGGAACACGATACCCTGCAAACCCTCAAGCGCAAAGTTCGTTTGGCAACCATCTTGGGGACTATACAGTCTACCCTGACTGATTTTAAATACCTTCGCAAAGTGTGGAAGGACAACACAGAAGAAGAACGTCTGCTTGGTGTTTCACTTACCGGTATTATGGATCACTCTGTTTTGTCAAAGAATGTGGACAGTAAGCGGTGGTTAGAAGAGATGCGTGACACTGCAGTCGAAACAAACGAAGTGTACGCCAAGACTTTGGGCATACCACAGTCCGCTGCTATTACTTGCGTAAAGCCATCTGGGACCGTCTCACAGCTTGTTGACGCTGCTAGTGGTATACACGCTCGTCACAATAAACACTACGTGCGTACGGTGCGCGGAGACTCCAAAGACCCGCTTACCCAGTTCCTTATAGACTCTGGTGTACCTGCAGAACGTGACGTAACTAAGCCTGATTCCGTTATCGTGTTTTCTTTTCCTATGCAGTCACCACAGGGGGCAGTGACACGTACAGACATGAGTGCTGTCAACCAGCTAGAGTTGTGGAAAACATACGCACTGCACTGGTGTGAACACAAACCGTCTATCACTGTTACTGTCAAAGAAGATGAGTGGATGGAAGTTGGTGCGTGGGTGTACGAGAACTTTGACGTGGCATCTGGTGTGTCATTTCTTCCGTTTAGTGATCACACATACCAACAGGCACCATACCAAGACATAGAACCGGATGAATATCTTGAGTGGAAAGATCGTATGACATACGTCAATCTTGACTGGTCACGGCTTACGGACTTTGAACGTGAGGACAATACAACAGGTTCGCGGGAGTTAGCGTGTACTGCTGGGGTGTGTGAAGTGGTAGACCTCAATGCAGCCTAAACAAAATAAACTACTTGTGTGGAAGCGGGGAGTAGATTATATTATCTACAATCCTCCACGCAAGTCGGAACAGTGGGATGAGTGGCAGAAAGTGAAAGAAAAGGATGAACAAAAGATTCGCTCCTAATCCATACACAGGAAATCCTATGTATTACAAGGATAACCCTGATTCTGTTCGTAAAAGAGATGCAAACAGGATGTACGTTAATGGTAAAGAAATATCAAAAAAACATCCCCTACACAAACCCGGAAACTACAAATCCCTTAGTCATGCGTGGTCACATGAAAAGATAGATAAAACGCTTGAAGGAGATGTGTACGCTATAGTCAATCCTGCGTGGGAAGGCTGGGTTAAAATTGGTAAGGCTAGTTTTGCAGACGACAGATTAAATACGTATCAAACATCCTCCCCTCATAGGGACTACACTATACTTGCCCAAATACACACAGACAACAAACATGAAAAAGAACTTGTAATGCACAGAATTTTTGAAGATAATGCAGAAGCCCGTAAGGGTGAGTGGTTTAAAATTCCAGAAGCAGACGCAGTGCTTTTATTTTTACAGGAGAGCGAAGAAGATGACAGATAAAGAAGAATCTGTAGTAACTATCAACGACAAAGAATATCTACTAAGTGACTTGGATAATACCCAGAGGTACTTACTTGTGCAAATACAAGAAGTAACAAACAACATACGCAGCTTAAACATGAGAGTTGCACAGGCACAAGCTGCACTTACTATGTTCAAGGGCACTCTTGTTAAATCTTTGGAAGAGACAGATGATACAAGTGAAGATAACGCCTAGTATAATTAGTCGCGCAAAAAAGAAAGCCGCCACTGTAGGTAATCTACAGGGCAGCATCACAGGCAGCTTGAGTCATGTGGTGGGTGCAATAGGCGAGATAATTGTAGCCGACATTATGGGTGCGGACGAGTCTAACACCTACGACTACGATTTGGTGAGGGACGGGGAGCGTATTGACGTAAAGACAAAACGCTGCAACACCCGCCCCTTTCCACACTACGATTGTTCGGTGGCTGCACACGGGACCAACCAAAACTGCGACAGTTATGTTTTTGTTCGTATTCTTACTGACACGTCTCGTGCGTGGATATTGGGATCAATACCTAAATCAGACTTCTACACAAGGGCAACAAAGTACAAACGGGGCGACATTGATCCCACAAACGGTTTCACGTTTAAGGCCGATTGTTATAATCTACCTATTAGTGAGTTGTCTGATGTCAAACAAAGCGTCACTGTTTAAGTTCGAAGCAAACCTACTTCCCAACGGAAAGGTCGAGTTGCTTAGTGAATCAGTAAAGCCTGAAGAGTTTGAGGGTGTAATGAACAAGGGGATGCCAGAGTACGATGGTTCGCACTCAATAGCATCCCTGTTGCGTTACTTGAAGTTTTGGTCAGATGAAGCTATGGAGAAGTCAACGAAGTACGTTTAGCTTTTGCCTTTGCCGTCTGCGGCGTAAAACGGAACCATATCACCGGCTTTGTTCTTTACCATTTTCAGCTTGCCTCCGCCAGCCATCATTGGCATCATGGGATTCATATTCATGCGCTTGTTCTGACGTTCGTTTTGTGTCATTGTGCTAGTCATCATGCCCCCCGCTTGAGCCTTCTTGCGGGGTTTCTTTTTAGTTGCCATTCCGCCGTACATCATTGGCTTGCGCTTTGCAGCACCGCCGTACATCATGCCTTTGCGTTGGCCGTTAGTGTAAGTTTTCATTAGTTTGCTCCTTGAGGTTGTATCGGCATACCTGCTCCAAATAGTCTTTGTGCATCCGACTGTTGATTATCCTGTATCTCTAAAAGTTGTTGTCGTGATCTTACGGTTCTACCTACTCTTAAAGCGTCTGTAGGTGCGCCCATTGTAAATTCGTGTCCTGTGTCAGTACGGATTCTTACGGGTTCAGGTTGTTTTGTGGCGTTGTATCTTTCTAAACCAACAGTGAGCATTTGAAACAACTGTTTTTCTTTTTCAAATGGAAGAGGCTTGCCCGTCCTAACCATCTCCATAAAATACTCACCCACTTTAGGATTTTGTATAATTTGGGTTAGTATGGACATATTTCTGTTTCGCATTTGTTGTAACACAGCCTCAGTTCCCACATACCTAAAGCTAACTACACCTCTATTGATTGCGTAAAAGCGACTGATGTAACTTTCGACTGAGAAACTACGAGGTATGCCAGTAAATCTGATGCGGTTATCTAATTTGGTTTGCTCTTCAGATAAAAATGCTAACACAGACATGTATGTTTTGTATGCGTCTGCTCCCACTGCTTCTTCCACAGCTTGTGCAACGTCACGATTGTCCAGCCCCAGTAGCTTACGTAATTCAGGAAGATTTAAATCGTAGTCTGGTGTTAGACGAGTTGCTCCCGTAATACCTTTTGCTCCTGTATTAGCAGTGAACGTGCCTGTAGGAGTAAAAGCAGCGTTCTCCATAGCGTCAGTTATTACAGCGCGAAGAACTTCCGTTACTTCTTCGTCGGACATCTTGGCAGTTTCTTTTAGATGTTTTTTAAGAACAGCAATTCTTTCAGGACCACCCTCTATGAGAACACTAGCTGCCTTTCTTGCATCTATGTTTTCTGGGCTAAATCTTTGCAAGAAATCTACGGAAGTTTGTACACCTCTTTTGACCAAAGATACCTGCCGGGTTACTTCTTTTGCATTTTCTTCCGCTACTTTCTTGTACTGTTTTTGTGCGTTGTTAAATGCAAGCTCACCTACAGACTCTTCATAAATATCTGTAAACTCCCTAAATATACGTTTGGTGTCTAGCAGAGGCACTTCATTTCCAGCCTCATCTATTCCCGTAAATATTTGTTCATATCTAGTTGATAGCTGATCAAACTGTTTGAAGGTCATCTGACCATTTTCTATTTGTCCCAACA